TCTTAATAACATTCCATCACTTTGAGAATCTGACCCTACAGCAACTGTTAATAGAGATTCAGCTGACATTTCTTCATCTTTATCTGCTACAGTTATATTACCATTAGTTTGCATTTTATATATTTTTCCTGCCTCTGTATTAATACTATTTTCTGAATAGAATATGTCTCCTTGAGCTAAAGAAGCTGTTGCTGTTTGAGCAGTTATGGATAAACTTCTTGTACCACCTACAAATCTATCAGCTGTCATACTAACACAACTCATATTATTACTAGTAGTAATATCGCCACTTGCACTTATCTTGCCTGAGGCTGTTATATCAGTAGCTACTGTTGAATTACAATCTAAATTTACATATGTATCAGCTCTTAAATGAAGAATATTATCACCATCAACAGTTAAATAATCATCTCTACCTGTTATATATTGGTCTGTTGTGGATTCATTGTCAAAGGATATTTTACCATCTTCAGGTAAATGAATATTATCTGCACTTATATTACCTGAGGATGTTATATTACCTTGAAAGTTACCATTACCTTTATAAAAGAATCCATTATTATAATCTATATAATCACTTCCTGCAGTATTATTTAATCGTATTGCTCCGCCTACAGTTATATTACCACTTGCACTTATATCGCCTGAGGCTGTTATATTATTAAAATAAAAATTATCTTCACTATTAGAACCAGAACCAAAATATAAATGACCACTATCTAAATTAATAGCTAATTCTCCATCTGCTAGTCCTGAGGGGACTGCTGATCCTGTTCCTCTTTTTATTTGTATTGTACTCATATTGTTTTATTATAAATATTTAAAAACTTCCCCCATCTATTGTTCCTATTAAATTACCACTTGTTGATATGTCTCCACTTGCACTTATGTTGCCTGATGCTGTTATATTTGTTGTTAAGAAAGAACTTAATACAAATTGATCTGCTCCACTATCATTTTGAGTATAAGTCATAAAGGTTTCACCCCCTGCTTTAAAAGCTATAATATCATCCGTAAACCCTATTTCAGTATCACTATCTCCCAAATGACCTATTCCATTAGTTGTTTCAATTTTACTAGCCGTAATTGCATTAGTAACAATTAATTTATCTAAAGTACCTACTGATGTTATATTTGGTTGAGCAGCGGTTGATAGGGTACCACCTAAAACAGTTCCAACTATTGCGGGACCTGTAAGTGAACCATTAATTAGTACGCTTCCTGTCATTTGATGTATATCATCTGCTGAATTACCAAATATAGTAGATCCCGAAGATACTGCGGTTATACTTTCAGATACTATATATGATTGAGCTGTAAGAGTTCCTGAAATTATTACGTGATTTTCATTGAATTCTATGGGAAGTAAACTACCAGTACCGTCGTATACTTTAGTACCGTCTGTTTGGACTACTCTTTGGTAAGTATCCTGTATGTTTTGTCCTGTTAAATCGGGTAGTGCCATTTATAACCATTTTTTATTTCTTTTTTTGTAATTTTTTTAAAACACCATTTATAACTTTTCCAGTATCTTTTATAGTATTTTCTTTTAAATATGTTGCAACTATATTATTAAGTTTATTTCTTTTGTAAGAAATATTTTTGATATTAATATTTTCTTTTACAAGTAGTTTAAGTAAGTTAATTACATGTTGTTGTTCAGAATTAGTAATTTTAACTTTTGCTTCTACAATAGGTTTTTTAGTTGTTTGTGATTTTACTTCTACAGTAACTTTTTTACTTGTTTCAACTTCAAAATCTGATTCCCAAGGTGTAAAAAATGTATCTTCTGCTATTACTTCTAAACGTATATTACCTGTAGTGTCTTCATCGATTAATCCTTTTAATTTTCTAATAGGGATTTCACATTTACCTCCTTTAGATATATTACCATTAAACATTAAAGAATAGTCTTGTGTTTCGACTACTAATCTTGCTTTTGATTTTTTTAAACTTGCTCCTTGAAGTTTAATATCACATTCGAAGAGTTCTGATTTATCGGTAAATAATTTGTACATGGTTATAAATATAAAATAATAATTAAAACTTAATATTTTCTGTTAGTACTTCTACACCTAATACTTTTTCTACTGTTATTTTTATATCACTAGCTTTAATTTTGTATTGTTTAATTTCTTTTTTCTTTGATTCTGTAATCGTATCTCCATGAACTTTTAATATTAATTTTATTAGTTTATTTTTCTTTTCTTCATTCCATTGGGGCCATTCATCTTCACCTGCTCCTGTTGTAATTAATTGTTTAACTAAAACTACATCGTCCCATGTGTATGGATTATCATCCCATGTAAAATTAGCATTATCCCAAGTAAAAGTTGTAGTAGACATTTATTATCCTTCTGATATTTTTAAAATAGAAGCACTATTCCATAACTGCCCTGCTGTTGATGGATCTGATGTTGGTAAATTTTCAAATAAAACAGTACCATTTACATGAAATTGTGCTGTAGGGACTGATTTATTTATACCAACAAATCCTGTATCTCCCATAACCTTTATAGAATTAGCAGTTCCATCATTAGAAACCTGAAAATCAACATCATGTCCAGCAGTCCCAAATTTAATTGTATCGGTGGCTCCTTGTTCATCTAACATTAAAAATTGCTGACCCCCTAATACAAAATTTATTTCATCATCTTCAAATCCTATATATGTGTCTTTTGTATTTTGATCATGATATATGTTACCATTATTCCCTACCATTATATTTGAGGCTGTAACGTTACCGAAAAGTACATTACTTGATGTAACGGCAAATGATGCTGTATTAGAAGATAATAAATAGCTAGATAAATCTTGATCACCTGTATTTGTACCACTTAAATTACTTGCTGCAATTGTTCCTGTAAAAGTTCCATTACCACTAGCACTTATATTTCCGGATGCTGTTATGTTACCCGCAGTGCTTAAAAATATACCATATGGATTTGGACCATCTATAGAACTAGTTACCCATATATTACCTGAGGCTGTTATGTGGGTTACTTGATGTATAGACCCAGATTGACTAACATCAAATATTTTTACAGTTCCAGTATCAGGAAATGTATGGTGGTACATGGGATCACCAGCTTCAGGCCATGATGTGTTTGTACCAACATAATTAATACCATGTGTTCGAGCTCTAAATAATCTAAAACCATGATAATTTGGTGCCATATGTTTCCCTACATCACTCATTTCTCTTCCTAATAATATAGCTAACCCTTTATCACATCTAATATAGTTATTTCCTGCATCTGTTGTTATTGATCCAGTTAAACCTGAATTAAGAGTAAAAGTTACGTCACCAGCTAAATTAAGCTCAGAACCAACATTAATCGAACCGTCTGTAAATATATTTGTACAAGTTACAGTTCCACTTGAACTTATATTTCCACTGGCTGTTATAGAACCATCAAAACCACTAATACTAATATTTTTGTCTCCGGTTGCACCCGCTTGCATTGACATACTGCCTGGTAATATTGATGTTACTACACCACCAGCACCTTCTACCTTAAACAAAGGATGAGGGGGATAGACGCCTATCCCATAAGCATCTGAGCCTGTTATAGTTAAACTTCCAGACATCATATGGTTACCTGAACTTGAAATTCTTAGAAGAGGGAAAGAATTATCATAATTTAAATCTACTTGGGGATCTGGATTATCTTGGGTAGATACTATAAATTTATTATGACTCCCGTGTCTTGCACCTGAACCCGTTAATAAAACATGGAAAGCACCAGGAACTTTTAAATAGGTATTATTTGCACTTGCTGTATCAAGTGCAATACTGGGATATGGATTAAGTGTTTCTAAAACTAAAGGAGAAGTACCACCACTTGGTTGAAGCTCAAGTCTTCCTCTTGTAAGAGAATTTTTATAATCTCCATAATAATCTATATGATAACCCCCAACAGGAGTAGTAGAAGCTGTAGGGTGAGTATTACTTCCACTTACATTTACAAATTTACTTCCACTTATATTACCTTTAATAATTAAATCTCCTTGACTTCCTCCCACATCTATATGGGCTTCTGATCCTGTAAGAGAGAAGGATCCTGTTAGTTTTAAGTCTCCTGTGTTTGCTTCTCCTAAATGAGAAAAAGAATCTATTAAATCTGCATAATTATTTTCTGAAGGTATTTCACCTGTTTGATAATATGATTTTAGTATTGTTCTTGTTTTCTGTGCCATTTTTCTTTTTTTATGAAATTAAATTATCAGTTCCTACTACTTGGTACCCTACTCCAGCATCTACAACTGCCTGTATAGGCATAGTATATTCTGCTCTTATTTCTTCTCTAGATTCAGAATATCCTGAACCTTCTGCTACAATTTCGGTATTAAATATGACTTTAGACCTAGTATAAGCTCTTTGAGTACCTCCAGTAGAAATTTCTTTGTTTAAACTTTCGGGTATTAAATATCCTTGAATATTTAATCCAAAGTTTGTTTTTACAATTCGATTATCTCCTTGAGAAACTTCTGTTGTATTGTTATACGTATCTATTTTTGCATTAAATTTAAATCTTTCTTCATCTCCCCAGTAAGCATCTGAAGTATAATTGATCATTTCAATTAATTTATTCATTTGAGCTATATAATCAGTCCAAATAGTACAAGTATATTGAATTTTAATAAAATCAGGAACTACAACTCTATACATTTCTCTTTGAGGTTGTCTTCCTTGCAATACAGAAAAATTATCATATTGATTCTTTTTTGTATATTTTTCTTGGAATGTATAGTAGATTTGAGGATTATTACCATCTAATTTATTCCCTAAATCTCTTCTTTTTTCAACACTATCTCTTTTAAACATAATAAGAGGAACTTGTATTTTACCCTCTTTATCTCTAAAAAACCCATCTTGTTGAACACTTTTCCATCTTTCAGGAGCTCCATACATTATAGGGACATTAGTTCTATTACCATTTATAAGAACTGAAGGTTTTATAACATTATTAAAATAATACATTATAGCTTCATCATGATCTTGTAACCCTATTGAAATATCTTGTGTAAGGTCTTGTTTTCTTGATATTTGGTCTCCTTTAGAAATACTAGGTCTAGTATCAGGAACAGGAAAACTACTATCTACTACAGGAAAGCCAGGTTTAAAATTAGCTTGTAGATTAACTCTTAATCTATCATATCCGTCTCTAGAGATAGGCCTTCTTGGATTTATGTTTTTTTGATCTGCCATTTATTTTTATGAATTTGCTGTTCCATCATTAAATTTTGTAAGTGAAGGATATTTTCCTTCTCTTAATGGTATTAAGTTTAATTTTTCTACCCTTGAAATATGAGCACTTATTATAACAGAAAAACTATCTCCTTTATTATTAGTCCCTATAGATAGATTATAATTAGGGTCTTTACCTAAAATATATTGATTTTCAATTCTACTATCTACTTCATAAAAATTATTGAAATAAAGTATTATATCTCCTACTTCAGGTACTAAACTTATTTCTTGAAGACTAGTTTTTAAAAACTTAAATTCAACTAATTGATTAATATCAGATCCAAAATCATCAGATGCCCAAGTTTGATCACTTAAATTAATTACAGAAGGCATTACTACTGGTTCATAATAAACTTTACCCGGAGACTCACCATATACATTTATTGATGTTTGTTCTAAAGCAAATTTATAGTAAGCAACTTCTGTTTGAATAATGTCATTGATTAATTCTTTATTCAAAGTATGAAATAGTGATACGTCTCTTGATCCTCCAAATAGTGCCATTATCCTAATTTTTTTAATGTTCCTTCTCTATATTTCATAGATTTTACTCCTTGTATTCTTAATTCATCTCCATCGTCTTGAGCTAATGCATCATTTAAAAACTGTTGTAACATATCTTCAGCTTTACCTCTTGTTACAAATTTTATTCTTAATCTAATATATTCATCCCCTCCTGTTTGGGAATAATCTTCAGGAGTAATAATAGTTACAATTGTTATTCCTTTTAAAGCTCTAATTTCATTTGTAATATCATATGTTGAAGCTGATTTATCAGTAAATAAATCTACTTCTACACTATAATTATTTAATATTTCATATAATATTTTTTTTAAACTAATCATTAATGTATATAAATTTGATATCTACCTTCTGCTGCTTGTGCACCTGATTTTGCTTCATTTTCTGCTTGTATTTGTTCATACTGTCCTTTAGTAGTCAATCCAGATAAATCTTCTCTTAATTGTGTTATTAATGCTTCTTTTTCTGCGGAAGCTTCACTTAATAATCTAGAAAAATCTAAAGTTGTTTCTGCTCCAGGAATAGGTAGTGACTGGTATTTTCCTCTTATACTTCCTAACATTTCTTTACATAAAGCTAATGTATATCTTCGTATCCATTGTCTACCGGGGGCATTAATATAAGAATATGTTGGTCTTGAATAAGGAACATTAGACATATCTGTAACTATGTTTCTTTGTGCTGGGCCTAAGTCCTCATCAGTAGTATCTGTACCAGCACCCAAATCTGATATATCAACAGTATAATCGAACCATAAAGTATAATCACTTGTGGGGATAGGAAATAATTTTAAATATCTATCGTTTTCTATTTCAAAATGATATGCTGATTTTCTTATAGTATCATTAAGTTCAATTGCTTGTAATTTTAAAGCATCAAAATACATAGGCATTAACATAAAATTTACACCAGGTGAATAATTACCAAACCCAAAGGTTTGCATTAATGATTGTATTCCTGTACCCGTACCTGCATATGGATCAAAATATCTATTAATAGCTGCTGGTTGGTAGTGGTAGATTTTTTTTATTTTAACTTTTTGGCTTCCACTCATTATAGCATCTGAACCTGTTTCCCATGTTACTTTATTACTAGAAATCAAATCATACCTTTGTTTTCCTTTTTGGACAGCTAATGAAGCTGAACGTGTTTTACTAGTAGCCGATTGATATGAACCTCCATCATCATAAGAACTACCTCCACTTAAACCTGTATCTTCAAATAAAGAACCATAATCTTGGGTAATATTAACTTGGTTTATGTCTGTCCAAGAACCATCAGTTGAGGAGGTAACAGAACCCCTAAGTCTAGCTAAGTTATCTTTAATTTGGAAAGTATATATTTGATGGCCATATTCTGTTATAGCTTCTTCAAAAGCTGTAAAAAAATTGCTATCTTGTAATTCAATATCTACAAGAGGATACCCTAACCTTTGAGCACACCATTTAGCTACTGATGGTGCATCATTTTGAAATTCTGTATCTGAGTCATAAAATCCAAAAGGTGTACTACTACCTGATGTAAAAGTTGCAGTGCCGGTCCATATAGGTATATTTGCCATTTTTATATTAAATTAGGTTATTCGGGTATAAATATAAAAAAGGTACGGAAAATTAATGATACCCGTTCAATAATTCTAATAAATCATCTATTGCGTCATGTCTATGGCTATCATTTAAAACACATTTGTATACAGAGTTTGAG